AGAAGCACGACTTTTAACGATTTCACCCGAATCGACACCCGCGACGAGTTCGGCCGGCGTCAATTTGTCCACATGTACAATTCGAACCGCTTAGCAATGACCCGCGGCGTTTCGGCATTTGCCCCGATTTTCGAATTAACCGGGATGCTGGAAGATGTTAATTTTGCGAAATTGGTACAGCAACAAATCGTTTCTTGCATTGCGTTTCTTATTAACGAATCGGAGACGGCCGGCGGATTGCCAGCAACAACCGGGAGTTTTGGGAATCAGTCAACGCAAACATCGGCAACCGGCGAAACTCAAACACTTGACCAACTCGAACCCGGAATGGAAGTCAACCCAGGACCAGGCAAGACGGTCACCGGGTTTTCTCCGCAGATTCCAAACCCGGAATATTTTCAACAGTACCGATTAATTCTTCAACTGATTTGTGGAAATCTTGATTTGCCGCTTTCCGTTGGCATGATGGATTCAAGCGAAACGAATTTCCATGGGTTTATCGGCGCCGCAAACGAAGCAAAAAAGCTATGGCGTGACTCGCAGCGAGCGCTAGACACCAAAGCACACAAGCCAATCTATATTGCGAAGGCTTACCAATTCGCAGAAGACGACCCGATTTTATCCCGCGCATTGGCGAGAATCGGACCGCAAGCGTTCACGGCTCATAAATGGCATTATCCGGTTTGGCAATCAGTCAAACCGTTGGACGACACAAACGACCGTTTGATGCGGCTCCGCAATGCGATCATTTCCCCGTCAAAGATGCACGCGGAATTAAACACGGATTACGAAGAACACGTTGGCGAAACAGTACGGGATAACTCGTTTGCAATCGCGGCCGCAAAATCCGAGGCTTTGAAAATCAACGCGAAATTCGAAGACGGCCAACCGGTTCACTGGCAGCAACTTTACCCAATGCCAACCCCGGATGGAATCCAGGCAACGTCGCAAATCGTCCAGCAACCAGAACCAGAACCGGAAACCAATTCGGCCGACGATAAGCCCGAAAAGGGAACCACGGCCGAAGTTGAGCGAGCGACAAACGCCGCAATTTCCAGAATCAACAGAATGGCAGGCACAAATTGATTCCCAAAATTAAAATCTACGGACCGATTGGCGGCGATTCTGACGACGCAATCACGGTAAAAACAATCGACGCCCAACTAGAAGCAATCGGCGAAGACGTTGAAGAAATCCAAGTGCTGATTAACTCAGACGGCGGTTCAGTTTCGCAAGGCTTAGGCATTGTCAATTTGTTGAATTCGCATCCGGCGACAATCCATACCATTGTCCAAGGTTCGGCCGCGTCAATTGCGGGCTTTATCGCATGTTGCGGCGACAAACGCACCATTGAGAAGGATTCGATCTTCCATATCCACGGCCCATTGACCTATACCGAAGGCAATTTGGCCGAACACGAACAGGCGATGGAATTGTTGACAACAGCAACGGCGGCGATGGCTTCCAAGTATTCCGAATTGAGCGGGAAAACGGCCGAAGAAATCACGGAAGAATTCAAAACAGATAAATATTACACCCCAGAACAAGCCGTTGCACTTGGTTATATGACCGATATCGGAAGCATGACACCAATAGCGGCATTTATTCGTTCGGAAAATTTTACGGTTCCCGAATCGTTTCGTGCCTCGTTGGCGCGACGTTCCGAACCACCAGCAAAAAAGGACAAAAAAACAATGTCAAAAAACCCCGCAAGCCTGAAAGACTTGAAAGCGAAATTTTCAGGAGCAACGGCCGAGTTTATTCTTGAGCATGCTTTGGCAGCTTCAAGCATTGAAGACGCATCCGCGGCATACATCAAATCGCTAGAGGCCAAAGTTAAAAAATTGGCTGAAAAAGTTAAAGCGATGGACGAAGACGAAGAAGTTGTTGCGATGGATGAGGAAGACGACGAAGAAGTCGTTGCGAGTGAATCAATGGAATTAATCAAGGCAATCAAAGCCATGATTGAGGAAACCGAAGCGATGGACGGCGAAGAAGAAGACGACGAAGAAGTTGTTGCGATGGAAGAAGAAGAAGTTGTTGCGATGGACGAAGAAGAAGAAGACGTTGTTGCAAATTCAAAAGAGCTTCGAAAACTACTTGCTGGTTTGGCGAAAAGTCGAAAACCAAAAGTCACGCGATCCAAACAACGAGCAGGCGCTAAAGCCGTTCGGAAATCATCAGCAACGGCGGCGCAATCGGCCAGGCAATCAGCAACCGCACAAATCAAAAGCCGCGCGGAAATCATGGCCGCATCACTTGGAATCGCTCAAAACGAAGCGGTGCGGAAAATCTTGCAAAAAGAGCCAAAGCTCCGCGAACGAATGATTGCAGAAGCAAACAACAACTAAACAGGTTTAGCCCTGGTTTCGATTCAAAGTAAACAACAAACAAAAACACAAAATTTAAGGCTTAGAAAATGTCAAGAACAAACGATACCGGTAAATTTAGCGCGTTGCCAGGAGCAACCGCGATTCCACTTTATTCGCGAGTTAAGCAAACCGCGGCCGGCGTTGATCTAGCCGGAATCAATGACATCACTTTCGGTTCAGCGTTGCGAGCAGGATACGCACCAGACGCGACCCGCGACAACTTCCAAGAGGAAATGTCGGTAAAAATGGCGAACGCGCCAGGCACTCATTTTGCAATTGCAAATGCGGCAATTACGGCCGGCGCAGAATTCCAAGGCGCAGCATCAGGCGAAATCGCCCCGGTTGCCGGCGGAAAAGCAATTGGAAAAGCAGTTGAAGCAGCGACAACCGATGGCGACGTTATCGAAGTCGTTTACTATCCGGAAGCAACAACCGGATTGGAGACACTGGCAGACCCAGGCGACGCGGGAGCAATTGCACCTACAAAAAGTTCGTATGTTCCAATCGTCACAGCCGGAGCGGAAACCCGAACACTTTCGGACCCAGTTTCAACCGGTCAGTTTTTGACGTTGACAATGTTAACCGATGGCGGCGATGCAGTTGTGACGGCGGCCAGTGCAGTCAATCAAACCGGAAATACGGTTATGACATTTGCGGCGATTTTGGATACGGTTTTGCTGGTATCAATTGCGGATGCAGCGGCAACTTACCGTTGGACAATTGTTGGCAATGACGGCGTAGCGCTTTCATAATCGCACCCAATTAAAAATTTGGCCGCGGTGATTTGCACCGCGGCCCATTCCATTCAAAACAAAATTTTCAGGAGTTCTAAAAATGCCCAAACCATCAACACAACTAAGCCGTTCGCGACCAGATATCGCAGATTCTATGATGGAATTTGATTTACAGGCCAACAACAACAAGATGGCTGCAACGCAAGTTTTTCCCGTTTTCGAGGCAAACGGGCAAGCCGGAAATTTCGGCCGCATCACGATTGAAAACTTGCTTGAAGAATCCAAGACAGACCGCGCATCCGGAGCAAGTTACGGCCGCGGCGATTACGAATTCGAAGACGTTTATTTTGCGACTCGCGAACAAGGCTGGGAAGAACCCGTTGACGACCGCGATAAAAAGATTTACGCGGATTACTTCGACGCTGAAATGGTTGCAGCAGAACGCGCACGCGCAAAGGTTTTGATTAACCAGGAAAAGCGAGTTGCCGCGGCGACTTTCGGCAACGGTTCAATCACCACCACCGCGGCCGGAACCGTGTGGTCAACTCACGCATCAGCAACACCAGTTGCGAAAATCGAAACCGCGGTCCAGGCCGTATGGGGCAGAACTGGACTTTGGCCGAATGCGTTGGTTTTGTCGTACTTATTGTTTCGCGAATTGCGAGCTTGCACAGATGTTCTAGACCGGATCGAATCGGCAGGAGCAGGCGACCAGACCCGCGCAACGGATGTTACCGTTGCGCAACTAGCGGCTGTGCTTGACCTTGATTATATCATTGTTGCCGGCGGTTCTCGCAACACGGCGCAGAAGGGCCAAACCGCGTCGGTTGCTCAGATTTGGGATAAGACCAAATGCATGGTCGGCCGCGTTGCAACCGGAAATGACTTGAAAGAGCCATGCGTTGGCCGAACTTTCCATTGGAGCGAAGATGGTTCGAGTATTGGCGGAACGGTTGAGTCGTATCGTGAAGAACAGTCGCGTTCGGAAATCGTCCGCGTGCGGCACGAAACCCACGAAGTTGCGATCTATCCGGAAGCGGCGCAACTGATTACTGGTTGCCTAGCGTAACACAATGTCCGAATTCGATGAATATTTTGCGGATGGGTTTGATGACCTAACCCGAACGATGGGCGAAACCGTTGTGTATCGTCCGCGTTCGGGCGGTTCTCGGACTTTAACCGGCATTGTGAACCGAGACCCACCGCAAGTATTGACGAGCGCAGGCGATTACGTCTTGCCAACTTTGACCGTTACCGTTCACGCGAACGTTTTGACGGGAATTTTGGCAAGCGAAATTGACGCAGGCGACAAAATCGACGTTGCGATTAAACCAGGTGCAACCAGGGAATCGCGAACCATTTTTTCAATCACAAGTTTTGATGGCGGCGTGACAACTTTATCGGTCAGATAACAGCCATGAAAGTATCGTTTCAAATCAAAGGCAACGGACTAAACGCATTGGCAAACGTTCTATCCGAGACACCAAAGAAGCTACCGAGAGAATTGGCTTCGATAGCGAACAAGGTTGCGAAGGGACACAGGAAAGAAATTGGAAAGGAAATCCGAAAGCATGTTGTGATGAAATCAAAAGCGGTTTTGAAGTACATCACGCAAGATAAAATTGCGACTAAGGAACATATTTCAACCAACCTTTTTATCCGAGGCAACAAACGTTCACCGTTAAAGGATTTCGGAGCAAAGCAAACAAAAAAAGGCGTCAGTTATCGAATATCGAAAAAGCATCCAAGGAAAACGGTAAACTCAGCATTTGGCCCAAAGATTCCAAGGCTTGGAAACCATGTTTTTTTGAGAAAAGGAAAGAACAGATTACCAATCCGGAAACTATACGGCCCAAGTATGTTGGCCGTTTACTTGAAAAATGATTTGCGGGTTTTTTCCGTTAATCAACTTTCCGACGAAATGGGAAAACAAGTAAACCGGCGAGTTCGAGCAATCATCGTAAACCAAATAAAGAAGCAAGGCCGCGCCGAAGGAATAAGCACCGAAGCATTAAACCAAAGAATTCAAGCTAGATTTCAAAAATGACCGTTATTGATGATTTTGTAACAGAAACAGAAACCCGACTGGCAACGGTTGCCGGCGTTTCTGTTATTGTTCCAACCCGTCAAGGCGGAATAAATATTGCCGACAAAACGGTTGTTATCAAACCCCAAGCAATTCAAGAGTTGCCGGAATACGACCGGCCAGGAAACCCGCCAGCAATTGGGCAAATTCTACCGTTGTTGATTTCGTGTTTTGTGATTCCAAGCGAATTGGCAGCAACCCCGGAAGCATGGCACGCGGCCGCGGCGACATTGGGAACAGCTTGCCAGCAGGCAATAACAACCGGCGCG